CAAAAATAATAGGGGATACTAAACACAATCTAGTAACATCAGAAGTACCTTATTATATTCAAGAATCAGGTTCTTATCCTAATTCTTCTAGATATATTAGAGTTAAATCCGTAAATACAAAAACCCCAAACTATTTTGATAATTTAGGTATTGCTAAATCCAATTTTACAGGTTCATTACCTACGGTAAGTTCCGGTTCTTTTGGTGGTGCTATTGGTTCTAACACGGACAATGGTGAACCATGTTTATTCTATGATAAGATAGATACTAATACGCAAGGTTTACGTGGGGAAGATTATGATAACGCCATTAGTTTACTTTCAAACAAAGATGATTATCAATATAATATAATATCAACCCCAGGGTTAAATTATAATAACCATCCTGAACAAATAACTAGTTTAGTTAACACTTCAATATCTCGAGGAGATAATATTTCAATTATTGATTTAATAGGTTATGGTCTTCCTGTTTCTACCGCTGTTACAAAAGCCTCTGGTTTTGATAATAGCTATGCTGCTACTTATTGGCCTTGGGTTCAAACCATTGATCCTAATACAGGAGAATTAGTATTTGTACCAGCATCAACTATGATAACTGGAGTATATGCCTTCACAGATGCCTCAGGAGAACCTTGGTTAGCACCTGCTGGTATTACTAGAGGTGGTTTAGGTCAAGTAATCAAAGCCGAAAGAAAATTATCTTCAGGACAAAGAGATACATTGTATGAGGCTAATATTAACCCAATTGCAACTTTCCCATCATCAGGTGTAGTAGTATTTGGACAAAAAACTCTTCAGAAACGTTCAAGTGCTTTAGATAGAGTAAATGTTAGAAGATTATTAATATCTCTTAAAGGGTATATCTCTCAAGTATCAGATGCTTTAGTTTTTGATCAAAATACAATATCAACTAGAAACAACTTCCTAACTCAAGTAAATCCATATTTAGAATCAGTTCAACAAAGACAAGGTTTATATGCTTTCAAAGTAGTAATGGATGATACTAATAACACTTCGGATGTTATTGATAGAAATGAGTTAGTAGGACAAATTTATATTCAACCTACAAAAACAGCAGAATTTATTATATTAGATTTCAATATAACTCCTACAGGTGCAAGTTTCCCTGCATAAGTTTAATAAAATCATATATTTATAATAAAATAATAATAAAATTAACACAACAACAATAACAACAATATAAAATGGCAGTATTAGATCCAAATGAAATCTTCTATACGGCTTTTGAGCCAAAACAAGCTAATAGGTTTATTATGTATATTGATGGATTCCCATCTTATATGGTAAAAGGAATATCAGCAATTAGTTTAACCCAAGGAACAGTAGCATTAAATCACATCAACGTACAACGTTTTGTTAAAGGTAAATCTACATGGAATACTATAGATTTTACTTTATTTGATCCTATAACCCCTTCTGGAGCTCAAGCTACTATGGAGTGGACAAGACTACACCATGAATCAGTAACTGGTAGAGATGGATATTCAGATTTCTATAAAAAAGATTTAACTTTTAATGTGTTAGGACCTGTAGGTGATATTGTATCTGAATGGATTATTAAAGGAGCTTTAATTACTAATGCTACCTTTGGAGATTATAATTGGGATACTGAAAATACAGCACAAGAAATTAAAATGACTGTTCAGCCAGATTATTGTGTGTTAAATTTCTGATCTTTAGTTAAGAACTCCACAATAAAATTGTACTTTAAATTCCTCTCGTATATTTATAATAAAACGAGAGGAATTTTTATGGGACAATGTAAATTATGTAATTTTAAAAGTGATAGCAAAATTAAGTTATCCAAACATATTCTTCATACTCACAAACTTAAAAAAGGGGAATATTTAATTCAAACCCAATATCAAGGAGAACAACCTACTTGTTCTTGTGGGTGTGGTACTTTAATGGAGTATAATGCTACTTTATCAGATTTTCCCAAATATATTAAAAAACACCTTCATATAATTCAAAAGGGAAAAACCCAAGAAGAAATATTTGGAAATATGAACTCCCCCAAACGTACCAAAGCAATCTCAGACGCTAGAAAAAAACGTTTTAAATCAGGAGAATACAATTATATAAAAGACGCAATACAAGAAGCTAGAAAAGATCCAGATTTAGGTAAAAAAATATCCAAAGGAGCTCAAGGAATACCTAAACCAAAACCAGAAGGGTTTGGTGTAGGGAGAAAACACTCAAATAAAACTAAGAAAAAAATGAGTGAATCCGCAATCAAAAATATTTTAAAAACCGGAAAAGTAAAAAGATCTAAATTAGAATATAAATTTGAAAAAATTCTCCAAAAATTAAATGTAGGGTATAGCCATTCATATTATATTCCTTCAATTAAAAAAATATATGATTTTTACATCCCAGAATATAAAACTCTAATAGAAGTAGATGGGGATTTTTGGCATTGCAATCCTAAAACACATCCTATCCCTAAATATAAAACTCAAGAAATAAATTTAACTAATGACAAATTCAAAAACCAATGGGCTAAGGATAACGGATATAAAATCTTAAGATTTTGGGAACATGATATTAACAATAATATTAAACAAGTAAAACAAATGCTTTTAGAAAACCTTAAATAATGGCTTGCCTTACCGCAAGCCTTTTTGTATTATAATATGTATATTAGAACAATAAAGTTATAACTAAATAAAGACTATGGCCGAATTTAAATTCCCAACCGAAGAAATAGAATTACCTTCTAAAGGTTTAGTATATTCTGAAGACAACCCACTATCAAGTGGTAAAGTAGAAATAAAATATATGACCGCTAAGGAAGAAGATATTTTATCAAACCAATCTTACATCCAAAAAGGAAATGTATTAGATAAACTATTAGAATCTGTTGTTGTATCTAAAATTAACATTAAAGATTTAATAGTTGGAGATAAAAATGCTATCTTAATTGCAACCCGTATCCTAGGATATGGTAAAGAATATAAGGTAGAAATTAAAGGTGAAGAACATATTATTGATCTATCAACACTTGAAAACAAACCCCTAGATGAATCATTTATTACCCCAGGTAAAAACGAATTCGATTACACACTACCAAGTACAGAAACTAAAATTACATTTAAAATTCTAACTGGAAATGACGAATTAAAAATCGAAAGGGAACTTGCAGGTTTAAAGAAAATCAACAAAGATGCTTCACCTGAACTTTCAACTAGATTAAAATATATGATTACTTCGGTAGACGGAGAAACAGGTACTAAAGAAATTAGAGAATTTGTAGATAACTATTTATTAGCTAGAGATTCACGTGCATTACGTGAACATATTCGTGCAATACAACCAGATGTTGATCTAGATTACGTTTTAGATGGTGGAGAGGAGGTAACAGTCCCTATAGGACTTAGCTTTTTTTGGCCTGACATCTAAAATCTCACCTCACGTAAGGATGAATTTATTTTCCCAAATCCATCAAATATTATTTCATGGTAAAGGGGGGTATGATTACGATACTATATATAATATGCCTATATGGCTTCGTAAATTTACATTTAATGAAATAAAAAAATTCTATGAGGAAGAAAAATCAACCCAAGAAAACCAAACATCACCTAATACTACAAACCTAGTAGGCCCTGATGGTAAAGTTAATACCCCCGAATTTACAAGAGTAAGTAAACAATACAAAGGAAAGAGCGGCTATAAATAGTTGCTCTTTCTAATATTTATAATAAAATATTTTTAAATGGCTACCCCACAAGAAATACAAAAATTATTAGATGAATTAAAAGTGGCATATGAAACATTAGGACAAATTAACCCTTTTGAAAATTTTGATACCTCTAATATTACAAATGTAAACTCTACTATAATCCAACTAAAATCTAATCTTAGGGATGTAAATAACCAAATACAATATATATCAAGTGGTATAGGGGATGTTGTAAGTATTTTTCAATCTACAGTAAATGAAATTTCTAAATCTAATACTGCATTAAATGATACTAAAAAAACATTTAATGGTTTAACTTCTTTAGCACAACAATTACGTAATGATAAAGAAGGTATTAAAAAGTTAAATGAGAAAGAATTAAATTCCATAGTTGAGAAAGTTAAAATTCGAAAACAAGAATTAGGAGATAATAGAATTCAATTAGAACAACGTAAAGAAGCTTTAATAGAAGAAAATAAAAGTAATAATATTTCCTCAACCCAAAAAAAGAAAAACAGGGAAGAAATAATAAAAATTAGTAGTGCAATAAGAGCTGCAAATGCTGAGTATAAAGATGGTATAGGTTTTTCCCAAGATTTAATAACAGCAGCTAAAGATAGAATTGACTTAGAACAAAAAATTGGTAAAAATATAGGAGCCAAAGCATTTTCTGGAATAGCAGACTTAACTAAATCAATCCCAGGATTAAGAAAATTTTCAGAACCTTTCCAACAAGCTAGTGGGGCCGCTAATGATATGGCTCGTAATATAGAAGAAGCAGCTAAAAGTGGTGGTAAAGGTCTTACTAAAGAAAAAATTACACAGTTAGGTTTAGAAAAAACATTAGGAAATCTTACTGGTGCTGCTGCAGCTAACAAACTAAAGGGTATGAGTGGTATGTCTAAAGGACTACTCGCTGCTAAAGCTGGGTTTAAATCTTTAGGTCCTATAATTAAAAAAGCCTTAGGTCCTCTATATCTAATAACAGAATTAGTTAAAGCTCTTATAGGTGCAGATGAAGCCACTGGAAATTTAGCAAAGAATATGAATATGACATATTCTGAGGCCTCTCAAATGAGAATGGAACTCAACACCTCATCTAATCTTTCTAGAGACATTTTTGTTAACACTAAGGGGATGCAAGAATCTCTTATGGCAATTAACGGAACATTAGGTACTAATGTAATGTTAAATGAGAAAAATTTAGTTACTTTTACCAAATTAAGAGAGGCAGCAGGTTTTACTAATGAAGAGTTAATGGGTATGCAATCTCTAGCTAATGCTACGGGGGGTGATTTAGAAAGTATGACAGGTGAATTTCTAGCCCAATCTCGAATTACTGCTACCCAAAATAAAGCAATTCTAAACGAAAAACAACTAATGAAAGAAATTAGCCAAGTATCAGCTGCTACTACTCTTTCATTTAGTAAAAATCCTAGTTTAATAGCAGAGGCAGTAACCACTGCAAAAGCTTTAGGTATGGAAATGTCTAAAGTAGAATCAATAGCTGAGAGTTTATTACAATTTGAATCTTCAATTGAAAATGAATTACAAGCTGAATTATTATTAGGTAAAAATATTAATTTAGAAAAAGCAAGACAAGCTGCTTTAAATAACGATTTAAAGACAGTTGCAGAAGAAATAGCAAAACAAGCAGGTTCCTCAGAAGAATTTGCTAAAATGAATAGAATCCAACAAGAAGCATTAGCTAATGCTGTTGGAATGGGTAGAGAAGAATTAGCTAAAAGTTTATTTTTACAAGAACAAATAGGTAATGTATCGGCTGAAGAATACAATTTAAGGAAAAAACAAGTAGAAGAATTAGAAGCTAAAGGTTTATCCCAATCTCAAATAAAAGAAAAACTAGCAAAAACTAGTATAGAAGATCTGCAAAACCAAGCAAGTGTACAAGATAGATTAAATAAATCTGTTGAAAAATTAAGAGAAGTATTTGTATCTATAGCAGATCCTATAATGCAAATTGTATCTCCAATAATTGACTTACTCATCCCAGCATTAGAAGGGATATCATTTATTCTTACCCCCCTATTTACGGCTTTCCAAGGAATGAGTAAAATACTAACTGGAAGTTTTGAAACATTAACGGGTTGGCAAGCGGTTTTAGGTTCTATTGCTGTTATATATGCTTCTATAGTAGGTTATCAAAAGATTTCAAAGGCTTTTTCTGTCGCCGAATTAGCATTAAAAGAAAGTATAATTATTCAAGAAATAATCCAAGAAGGACTTGAGAAAAGAAGCTTACTTTTTGGAAAATCCAAAATAATCCAATTAGCAGCTCAGGCTGCTTTATGGGCCTTAGCTAACCCCATTAAAGCTTTATTAGGAATAGCTGCCGCTGCCACCGTAGGTGTAGTCGCAAATAAGTATTTAGCAGCAGGTGACATCAACTCTCCAGCCAAAGGTAAAACACAAATATCAACAAAAGAAGGTGGTTTATTTGAATTATCACCAAATGATGATATAATAGCAGCCCCAGGAGCATCTGCTATTATGGAACGTGCTACACAACCCCAACAAATCACAGGTACTACACAACCACAACAAACCACAGGTACTACACAACCACAACAAACCACAGTAGTTCAAAACGATAATACAGAATCTAAACGTACAAATATGTTATTAGAACAAATACTATCAAAACAAGGAACAATAAAATTAGATTCAACTGATATGGGTACAGCAATAGCAATAAATCGTTATTCAATTCAATAACATTTAATATTTATAACAAAAATATATGGGACTTTTAAATTTAAAAACTGATCTTAAATCATTGAAATATGGTAGAGATAGATTAGGTGGGGGGAATAGTAATCAACCCTATATAACTTCTAAAATCCCGGAAAATAATAGTGATTTAGGAAATAAGGGAGGCCCAGATTTTTTATTGAGAGGGGGTTCATTAACTTTAGGCAGAATAGCTAAAGATACCTCTCGTCTAACTAAAATGTTTTTCGATTTTCGTTCCCCTAATGGTATATTATTTACGGCTAAACAAAATGTATTATCTCGTACCTCTATAGCCACTAATGGTGAAGGGAAAGCTTTAAATAATGGTATTTATTTACCTACGTCTACTATATTAGGTGCTGCAGGAAACCCTATAGGGTTACATTTAAATAAACAAGGAATAGACCCAACTAAAGGTATAGGCAAAAGTGGGAACTTTTTATCTGATTTATTAAATTTTAAGGACCCTTTAAGTCAACCTTATTATCAAGAATTAGTTACAAGGGAAGGTAAAAGTAGATTAGAAAAATATTTTAACACTCATATTTCTAAGGTATCACAAGGTAATTTATATGAATATAATGGTGGGCCCGGTGCTATATTAGGTATAGGAAAAACAAAAATTCCTTTATTACAACCCATTGATAGAACGGGTATAAATAATCCTAAATTAAATTATACACAAAAACCACTTACTTTTAAAACATCTACAGAAACTTTCCTATCTGGGGATGAAATTACAACTATAAATTATACTCCTAGCACATATAAAAACCTAAAACCCCAATATGACTCGGACAAACAGAGGAGAGTAGACGATGCTAAGTATAAATGGGGAGCTACTAGTAGATATTTTAGTACTATAAATGACCCTTCCCAAAACAATATATTAAATGGTGCCTTAGGGTTTAATAATAACAGTTTAATACCTAATAGTGTTTATAAGCCTGGTACGTTAGATAGTAGTAATTTAATAGATAGAGGTAATACTCTTACACAACAACAATTAGTAGAATCTCAAACTTCAAAGTTAAACCCTACAATCCAACCTAATGTTTTAAATTTAAAGGGTTATTCTAAACTTAATTATGTTACTGATAATATAGAACAAAGAGTAAACTTAGGTAACCCAGGTAAGAAATTAAAAGATTCATCAATCCCTTTAGATAAAATTAATTTTAAATCCTTATATAAATCGGAAGCAGTTACAACCGACATTAGTAAGAATGATTTAGTCAAATTTAGAATAGGTGTTATAGATAATGACAACCCAAACCAAAAGACTTTTATTCATTTTAGAGCCTTTATAGATGGGTTTAATGATTCATACTCTGCAGATTGGCAAACTCAAAAATTTATGGGAAGAGGTGAAAATTTTTATAGATACAATGGTTTTGATAGAAACATTTCACTATCATGGACCGTAGCTGCCCAGTCTAAACAAGAATTAATCCCTATGTATCATAAACTAAATTATCTAGCTTCAGTTTGTGCTCCTGATTATTCTAAATTAGGTTATATGAGAGGAAATTTAATCACTTTAACAATAGGTGGTTATTTATATGAACAGGTTGGAATATTAAAAAATATTACGTATGATATACCCCAAGAATCACCTTGGGAAATAGCAATTCCTTACGGAAACTCTAACCAAACTGACAATGGTGGTATACAATCAGATCCTGATGTAAAAGAATTACCACATATAATTAAAGTAACAGGATTCCAATTTATCCCTATTCATGATTTTGTACCATCAGTACAGAAAAATATTTACGATAAAAATGGAATTAAATATGGTAAAGAAAGATATATAGCTTTAAATAATGGGTACAACAACAATTATGATAACTAATGGGTAGATATACAAACATACAAACAATACAAACATCAAATAATAAAAGTATAAAACGTACTACAAAATATCCTGAAATTCCACTTAGCTTTGATGATATTTATGTTTATACCACTATAGGCGATAGGTTTGATATTTTAGCACAAACTTATTATAACAATGCCTCTTTATGGTGGGTAATATCCATTGCAAATCCCCAACTACCACAAAACTCATATTACCCCCCAGTAGGTACCCAATTAAGAATCCCAACTAATATAGGCCAAATTACATCTTTATATAATAATTTAAATGATAACTAATTATGGAACAAGGAAATATAATTGGTGAAGAATTTAGAGAATATGTTTTCGACCAAATCAAAATTAGGCAATCTCTAAATGGGGCCGGAAAGAACCAAATAAAGAGAAACCATCAAACCTTAAATTACTTAAACAACAGAAATGCTTGGGTAAAAATGGCTTCAGGGGTATCTTTAATTGATCCTAATAAATTAACCCCAGTTGCTGCTCCTAGTAGAGCCCAAATAATAACTAATACTACTAACCCAAGTCTTAAAACTACGGGATTAGACCGTCTAAGATCAATATCCCAAGATTTAGGAGATACTACCTCCAACTTAGATTATCAAAAATACAACGGTACAGGTTTAGCAAAAAACTTTGTATTGTTTAATACTTTGTCAAATTTTGGGTTTGAAGGAGAAAATATACCTGAAAAACTACCTTATATTTTTAGAAGTGGTATACAAACATCCCAAAAAAATTGGCTAGATGTTGACTCTTCTTATGGTCTAGGAGGAACAGCCATGGGTTTACAACCAACCCCAGGCATAATAGATGTTTCTATAGATTGTGTAAACAGGGGCTCTATACGTAAGGCTACAGTAACCCTTAAAGCATATAATAGATTTCAATTCTCTATTATAGAAATGTTATATCTTAGATTAGGATATACTATGATGCTAGAGTGGGGATGGGATTCCTTTATTACTGAAATAAAAGAAGATGGTACTTTTGAGACTGAATCTATGGGTACCACTATTATAGAAGAAAAATGGTTTAAAAATCAAGACCCAACTAATCCCTCTGTTATATTAGACTTGATAGAAGAAAAAAGAGAAGAATATCAAGGGAATTATGATGGTTTTTTTGGGAAAGTAAATAACTTTAATTGGACCTTTAATAATGATGGTAGTTATGATATAACTATAGACCTTATTACTGTTGGAGATGTAGTTGAAAGCCTTAAAGTTAATATTGATTCTCCTATCATTTCCCAAGAGAATCTAAAATCTAAACAAAAGGCTTTAACCTCTTCTCCCAAAAATGAAGATATAAGTGAGGATAGTGCTTTGTATAATGCATTGGGTGGAGATGTTCTAAGTCAATATTTATCTTCTTTAATTATAAATTATGGGCAAAAAAATTCACCCCTAATTAGATTTAGTGATATTACAAAAAATAATTACGGTAAGAATATATTACAAAATCTAGAATATTTTATAACACTAGGTTCTTTTTTAGATAAAGTACAAGAACTAGTTATTAATAATTATGGGGGAGGTGAAAAAATTATAAACATTGATACTAACAGAGAACAAAATTATATAAGTTGTTTTTATAACCAGATCCCGTTTGACCCTAAAGTTTGTATTTTTACAACAAAATATAGCAAGAAGTTTATAGAAACCTATAAAGAATTAAATAACGCCAAAGGATTCCCTACAACCTTTATGGATTCTAATCTATGGAGAAAATTTATGGTAGAAAGAGAGGGGTTTGTTGCTGGAAAATTGATGAATGTGTGGTTAAATGTGGATTTTCTTCTTAAAATTCTAAAAAGTAATCTAAATGAAAAGGGAGATTTAAGTTTATTCCAATTAATAGATAGTATATGTAAGGGTTTAAATAATGCCTTAGGTAATGTTAATAATTTAGAACCCGTAATAAAAGATGACAATACTTTAGTTATAATAGACCAAAATCCTATACCACAAATCAAGAAATTTACAAATGTCTCTACACCTAAGGTTACAGACACTACACTAAAAACTCCTACTCTAGAGGTTTTAGGTTACAATAACGATCAATCTAACTTTGTAAAAAATATTAAGTTCCAAACGAAAATTGATAATTCCCTAGCCAGTATGATATCTATAGGAGCAACAGCTGGAGGTTCTTCAACTAAAAATAGTGATGCTACTGCTTTTTCAAAATGGAATATAGGGTTAAAGGATAGATTTACACCACCTCAAAAAACACCTAACCCTAAAAACATGACTTTAATGGGGGTAGATATAGACGAACATGTAAAATCTTCTATAAAAGAAGTAAGAGGGAGGGTAACAAAAACTGATAGAAAAGGTAGAGGTTTCGTTCCTAGTTTTAACATCCCTAGAACTGATTTTTTACCAACCACAAGGAAAAACTTAAGTTACCCTATAAGTCTTTACCCTACAGAACAAGATGCACTTAATGCCTGGGGTGAAAAAGTAAGAAAGTATAAAATAAGCCAAGATAAAAACTTATATGAGAAGGAAGAACTTGACAGAATATCTCAAAATACATATGCCATAGTTTTATGTAATGTCTTTGGGAGAAGTGTTACTATAAAGTATAAAGGACGCATCAAAACCTTCAATAGTGCTGAATCTAATTATAGTGATTTATTTAACAACGATGATTTAGTAAACAAATTAAAATCCTCCTTTAAATCTTACATAAACCTTAAAGCTAATTCTAAATTCGAGACCGATTCAGATGCATCAGGTAACATAGGATTTATCCCTCTATCTTTTGATATTACATTAGAGGGAATATCAGGGGTAAAAATATATAACAAATTAAATATTGATACAAGATTTCTACCCCCAAACTATAATGAGGCTCTAGATTTTTTAATTATTAAAAATAACCATAAAATATCGAATAATAATTGGGATACAACACTTGGTACTATATCTACATCTAATTTAAAAGATAATACTGAAGACACCCCTTCATTAGCTATAAACTCTCCTGAGGAAAAAGCGGTTAACAATTATGAATGGTTAACAGAGTGTCCTGTACAATATACAAGAGAATTAGGAGGTATAAGAGTTACTAATGGTAGATTAGAAGATAATTTCTTAAAAGAAATAAACAACCCACAAACTTATAAAGGTAATATTCAAAGTGACAAGGGTAGAATCCGTTTATACAACCCAGTAACAGATAAACTAAATCAATTCCTAACATTTGCATCATCCCAAGGTATTATCCTCAAAATAAATTCAGCCTATCGAACTTATGATGATCAATTAAGAGTTATAAATGAATATGGTAAATCAGTTGCGGCTTGTCCCGGTACATCAAACCATGGTTTTGGTTTAGCAGTAGACTTGGCAAATAAAAATGGAAAAAGAATCAAACCTGGTATGAAGGAGTATGAATGGGTAAAGAAAAATGCCCCTGATTTTGGATTCAATAGATTACCTTGGGGAAATAAAGGAGAAAATTGGGAATCTTGGCATTGGGAATATACCGAGATAAGTCGAAACCTTTCTTCAATATTAAAGGAAGAAAAATCTGCTTTTATTGAAAAGAAAAATCAAAATATATTTACTAATTCTTATAGATCTCTTACATAAAAATGTATTTTCCAAAATCACAACTTAAAACCAATTTACATACTAAAGGTGGGGAATTTGTAGTAGAATCTACAGAAAATTCTTATACAGGTCCATATTTTAAAACCTCCACAGGTGATTATTATAGTGGTAAAAACCCACAAGACTATCCTGTAGTTAAACTATCTCCTACAGAAGTAACAGATTTAAATAATGGTGGAGACCAACAAACAACAAATTCTCCCGAATCAATATGGACTTGGGATTATTATGGCACTCCTTTAGACAAATCTAAACCACCAACCCAACCAATAAGAGAATTTCCTTTACCAACCCAAAATGATTATAACTTAGGTAAAATTCAAAGATATTTTTTAAGTAAAACTAATGAACCACAGTTTATAGAGGTAAAAAAAGAACAATACCAACAGTATGTAGATCAAGATGAAAGTGTGTCATATCAATTATACCAACCTTTTACATTTCCTTGGGTAATATCTGGGGATAGAAATGAGGTATATAATGTAAACAAAAGAACATTAGAAAGAACACAACAACAACAAAATATACCTGGTTTTAAATCTTATTTTAAAGAAAGATACGACCAATTCTATAAATAAAAATCTAACAAACTCCTAGGCTCCTATAAGGAGTCTTTGTATATTATATTAAAAGGGTTATATGTACTGGTTAGTGGAAAACAAAGAACAATTAGAGGTTCTATCAAATAGTGGTTTTAAAGAAGCATTTATTGAGGTAATCCCTTATAATGACAACATACACCCCACAAAATCCCATATAAGTTTAATGTATATCCGACCACTTGAAGCAACCAAAGGGTTTATGTTATGTATTCACCATAGCGAGGCTTTAAATGAGTTATCCACGTATAAGACCGGAATAGTAAATATGCTAAA